GTTATACTACCCAAACAGACACAAAGTTAAACCAAAGGTGTAGAAAGTGTAGTAAAGTGGTGTTTATTGGTAGGTAAAAGTGTAGTAAACTTGGGGGTCATTGCGACCCCCTTTTTTTTATCTTCTATCTTGACGTTCGTTGTAGTTCTCAGCTCCACCAAGGAACCAGTTGTACACAACATTACCTACAACAGGAATACCACGGACAGCCTTGGCTACATCAGGGTCGTCTTCGAATATCTCTCCACCTAAGGTTAAAGCTGAGTCAATGATTGGTGTAGCCGGAGCTATCTGATTAAACACAGCACCCTTCCAATCTCCGTTTGACCAGTACTTATCTACAGTGTATTGGTTCATACCATAGACCCCAAGCAAAGACCACATCGCTCTATCGGGGATGTCTTCTGCTTTAACTTCCCTTCCTAGTATCAAGTCTTTAGTCACCTGAGTACCTGTGTTAGCGACTGAAAGATAACCTGCCAACAACGTAGCGTTCTTAATAGCTTCCTTCTTATTCCCTTTAGCATATTCCTGCACTACATTCCTACGTACAATATCAATCTGCTTTAAAGTAAAAGACTTCAACATATAAAGAATACGATGATTAGGATTGTCCAAATAACCCTGTGGAAACTCACTTAACGAGATAGGCTGTGCATCGGATAGCTCATTAAACAAGAACTGTCTAACAGTGCCTGACCTGTTACCTTCTTCCAAGTCTTTAAGCAATGCTTTAGTTTCGTCACCATAAGTATTACCAAACTTTTTAAGTAACTTCTCTCGTCCCTTCGTTGTCTTAGCTAACTTACTAGCGTTCTTATAGGCGGCATTAATAAGAGTTTCCTTACCCCATCTATCCATAGCCTTAAAGCCTGACACGTCCATCATCTTGTTCAAGGCTTTTGCTGTGCCTCTTGCACTTGCTTCGGACAATTCCTTTGAAACTTCATCAATACCTAAATCAATTAGCTTCCAATCCTTTGACTTAAACATTCCTGATATAGTATTTCTAAACCCATTCAAAGCTCCAGATGTACCTACGTCACCTAGCTGAGTAATAGCAGAGATAGGATTAGCAATAGTACCCATGTATCCTAAGTCTCTTATCGTAGCGTTCATTGAGTTAGGGGATTGCTCGCCGCCAATAAAGCGACTCTTCAACATTTCAATAAGCTCAACCTCATCTTCCTGACGAATACGTCCGGCTTTATTTTCTGCCGCTACGTATTTACCGATAGAGTTGTCCATGTCAACCAGCCCTGTCTCACTGTTGTTAGTCTTATACTTACCTAAGAACTTACGCTTCTCTAAGTCATTCACGGCTCTTCGTAGGTAGATAGACAGAGACTCTTCAGGCGAGGCGTAGTACTGCATCTGGTCGTCAGACAGAGTTAGCTTACGGTTACGTGCAAACGCAGGCTTACCATCCTTAGGAGCAAAGCTATAGCCACGTACTAGCTTGTCAATTATCTCAGCGTTCTCTGCGTCAGTAATCTTAGCAACAGATATTTTCTTGTGAGCGGCGTACTGACGCTGTGCCTTACCAATCAAACCTTTCTGTTCTACACCTAAGCTATCCTGCAATCCCTTGAGGTCTTTAACTAAACGAGGAAAGTAGTTTTCAATTTTCTGGAAGCTATGACCTGCCTCCAGTAAGTCGTCACCTAGTGTACTTAGCATAGGTAAGACACTCATATCGAACTCATCAGCCAAACCACGACCCATTAGTTCTCTTGCCGCATCGAAGTCTTCGTTGTACAGTAGACGTGCGACAGTGGTTTTTGTTGCTTCAGGAAGTTTAGATAAACCTTTAACAAAACCTGAAGCATCCTGCATTACCTGTTGTGTACGTAGGTTAGTATCTAGTTCAAACTTACGTAGTCTGCCAAACACAGGCTCACTGATTGCCTTAATACGTGTACTAAGGGTGCCTAATATTTTGTCAACCTTGCTGTTAGTGAAACGACCTACAGCAGAATCATTAACAATAGTTTCTTCTAGTTGTTTATCAGCAATTTTCTGCGGAGAGACTTCTAGTTTTACATTTAGTCGCTGCTGTGCAGCCCCTAGTTTATTCAGGTCAACCCCTGCTTCCTCAAGAATAGCTTTAGGATTAAAAGGATTCTTACCTTCACGTATTCCTCTATCTACTATTATCTGAGCATTTCTTACTGTCTTCTTAGCGCCTCTATCAACAAGTACTTTAGCACCTTTGACAAACGCACCACTAAGAACACCACCGGCAACGGCAGATACCCCTGCTTTAGTTAAGTCTACCTCACCTTCCTCTGAATATACAAAGTCATCAGCCATACTACCAAAACCTGCAATAGCAGTACCTAACGCAATACCACCTTTGACTGTACGTCCCGCAGGGCTAAGGTTGATAGGGTCAAGTACAGCTTTAGAGATAGCACCAACCATAGCACCCGTAGACTCAGGGTCATAGCTAAACATCGGGCCAGATAACATCTGAACCATACGTTCCTTCCTACGCTTAACAGCTAAACGTCTTTCATTGAAAGGTAACTTACTAATGTCCTCACCATATTTATCTTCAACTGTAATTAAGTCTTCGGGGCTACCACCTGTGTATCCAACAGGCGCAGAGTAAGCCATAGCGTACTCAGGTATAGGAGCCAAGGCTTCCATGAATGACGTGGCGTTGTTTATGTAGTTAGGGTTTTTAATAAACTCATGGATAGCTTGTCTAGTTTGGTTTGACTTACCTCTTGACAGGAATTGTTTCTCACCGTCTTTGATAATAATTAAGTCACCTACTTCAGCATTGGTGTTCTGAAGGGTGGGCGACCCGTCAATATCTTCTTGTGATATTACACGGTCAATCTCCATCTCATCTTCGTCTTTAGAAAATATACGCACAAGCTCACCGTCTTTATAACGGTCACCAGATTGGACACCTAGTTTCTGTAGTGTAGGACTACTATAGATGTCATCAAGAGTTATCGTATAGCCAACCTCTTCAAGTCTCTGGTCAGTAAAGGCTTGTTGTACCGCAATCTCTGCTTCCCTTTGTTCTCTTTGACGGTCAGACTGAGACTCGCGTCTAGCCTTTCGACTAGAGGGAGGTTGCTCTTGTGTTTCTTCAATTACCTCAGGTTCAACGGCCTCCCCCTGTGGAAGAGGGGAAACCAGAGGCTGATTAGTAAGCATTGACAGGTCTGCCATGTTTAAGCTCCTTTAGTTCCTTTAGTTCCAGAAAACATATCATCAGACCCTTCTGCTGCTTCAGGAACATTACCACCGGTCTTGTTGTTTCTTCTATCCTTACGACTACCGCTACCACCCTTTTCGTCATCATCACCGCCAGTAGGAAGGTCAAGAGCTTCTACAGCACTAATGGCTTGAGTCAACGCCTCTTCGGTAGTCAGCTTACCACGAGCCATTAGCTCCTTAGCTTTAAAGTAAATAGCCTGCTTGGTATCTCCAGCCAGTGTCTTAAAGACCCAACCTGTTTTTAACTTTTCTATTTTTGTTTTAAAAGCTTCTGTGTCGAGGATGCGGTCAAAGGCTTCTGTTTCCTCAGGTGTTGCAGGCTTAACAAGCGCATTAGAAGAACCGAAAAGAATTGAACCTGCTTTCTCTAAGGATACACCACCTGTTTCAATTGCCCTAGCAAGTGCTTCGTTACCGTTATCTCTGGCTTGTGCAGCAAAAATCGCACGAGACACACCCTGTTGTGCAAGTGCTGCATCTGCTTGGTCAAGGGTACGTTCACTCGCAGCTTTATTCATCTGAAAAGTTTCTTCAGTTATTTCCATTCTTCTTGCAGCCCTGTCTTCCGTGACAGCCGCTTGCTTCATAGCCTCAATCTTAGCAGCCGTCTGAGCAGCACCAGCGAGGTCACCAGTACCCTGTTGTATCTTAGCCAGCTTCGCTAGGTCTTGAGGTTTAGTTAAGTCCAGACCAGCTAATGCTTGACCCATACGTGCTTGAGACGAAGGGGCACCCCCACGTGCAATCTTGCCTAAACCACTGGCAACACCTTGTGCTTGCTGTTGTCCAAACATACCACGGAAACCAGCAGTACCTGCAACAGGTTGCTGTGTAGGAGTAATCTCTGTGAGCATTCTCATTAAATCTTGAGCCATTGTGTTTGTTCTCCTATTTACGAGTAGTTAGCGTCGTCTAATACGTTATAATTACTTAAATCAAGAACATCTTGAACGTCTTGAACTGTATTAGTAGGTGTGTAATTTTGATTAGTTGACAGACCACCGCCAAGCCGTCCTGACAACCAGTTAAGACCTTGCGACAATAAGCCAGTATCTCCTGAAGCTAAATTGGGCTGTCCTAACGCAGCGGCAGCTACTTGTTCTTGTAACGTAGCTTCTCTACCAAATAGACCACCAAGTAAAGCTGACTGCTGTTGTAGTCTTAGCTGATTAGCAAGGTCTTCAGCTTGCAAACGAGCTTCAATACCGCCTAAGCCTAGTTCAGCACCGTACTGGGCGCCTGTTTGCTGTCCTCTAGCGGCTAGTGAAGCAGGTATTTCTGCGGCACCAAAGAGTCCAAGAGCCTGTTCTTGTGGCATATAACCCGCACCTAACAAACCCTGTGCCCCTGCCAGAGACTGCTGCTGTTCAGCTAGTGCTTGCTGTCTAGCACCTAAACTAGCACGTGACATGGCTTCCTGTCGTGCAGTCTCCTGTGCCAATAACTCAGGTGAAGAACCACCGTAAGCAGAGGAGGAGAGACCTAAGCGACCCTGAGAAAGCATACGCTCTTCCAAAGCTAAACGCTGACGCTCCTCTTCAGGACGCTGTGTAGCCCTAATCTGCTCGAAGATAGCCGCTTGTTGTGCTGCGGGGTCTTGCCCCACCTGACCGAACAAACCGGCTGCCTGACCCATTAGCTGCGTCTGTAGAGCCTGTTGCTCAGGAGACAAACCAACTGTTAAACCACCTTCAGGGGTTGCTGATACGTCAGCTAAAGAACCTGTTACTGTGTAGGGTTTAAACTGAGCAGCAGTGCCTACTTGTTCAGCTAACTGAGTAGTAGCAGCTTGTGACTCTCTACCTAGTTGCTGTGCTTGGTCAATGTTCTCACCGCCTAGATAATATCTAGCACCAGTCTCTAACAAGTCCTGACCTGTGCCGCCTAAAAATCCCATTAATCCGTTACTCATTATATCAGTCTCCCTAATAGAGCGTGTATATCAATTTTTTGAATAGAGAACTGAGCATCATTAATCTCAGCTTCAAGGCCAATCGTCACTACCTCACCGCTACCACTGGTGTTTACCTTCGGAGTGTTGATAAGAATAGATGAAGTGTATTCACCAGTAGTGTTGTACTCAGCAATGCCGTACTCGGCTAGAGTTCCTGTACCAAAAATAAATGCTTGCTTAGTGTAACTTTGCGTATAGTCATACCCCCAGTTAAGAGTTGTGGGTGTGCTTTGACCGCCGATAATAGTTAAGTTAAATTTCTTCAAGAACTTTAGGTTAGCCGCATTGCCAAAGTCCAAAGGATTACTAAAGTAACGCATCTCGTACTTTTCAGTTCCGTCTAAAAAACCACTGTACTCAACAATACCACTGTCCTTGCCTATGTAAATACTACCACCCTCAAGAACAGCAAACGACAGAGGCTTTAGACCTGACCAAGTAGTAGCGCGTTGAGAGCCATCCTCTAAGGGTGTTCTCATGTCAAAACAATATACAGTATTACTGTCAGGTAGTGTCACCGCATAAAAAGCATTATCAGAACTGTACACAGACTTAATAGGTTTAGTTTCTAAAGAGACTAATGACATTAAATCAGTACGTACATTCTTACTGATGTCACGCACAGGCATAGACTTCTCTTGGATAGTCCTGCCAAAACTACGTACACCCGTGTCAGACAAAAAGATAATGTCAGTGCCTGTGTGCTGTACTGAGTCACGAGCTATACAACCAACGCCTTCTATGGTGTCTGTAAGGGTCATAGAAGCCGGAGAAGTAGCACCGGAGTACACTAGTATAGACTTCTTGCCAAAGATGATTAGAAAGCCATTGTGAGCTGCTAAGGCTGTTATCTCATCAAAGCCTGTAGGCCATACAGTAGTAACGTCTAACGAACCTGAAGTACCACCTGTCCAGTGATGTCCATTTAACAAATCAGAAAAGTATACTGTGTGCTTATTGCCAGTAACATCCGCTGCCCAAAGTCTCCCGTAAGCTGCTAAAACTTCATTAGCCTCTGGTGGTGTACCTGTTGCTTGGCTGTGTGCTGAGTGTTCTTCCAATACAAAAGAACCACCCTCGTCTGTACCAAGCACGTACTCATGGTCTCGTTGGAACAAGTACGCATGGTTGTTTAGAGTAACAGCTTTCCAGTTGTTAGCTGTAGGAGTATAACCCGTGGGTGTGGCATCCACTAGTGTTGTAGTCCCTGTAAATAGTTTGTTATTACCTGCTGACACTATATATTTATCGCCGGAAGAATCAATGAATTCGTACACTGTTTCAATACCACGGCTAGTGCCTAGTACGGAGGAACCGTTGGTACTGACTTCCTCATAACCTTGTCTTGCACCAATACGACCCAACTTGTCAATAACACAGTTGTCTGCGATAGACGCAAACGAAGGATTACCACCAATAGGTGAGTCCTGCGTGTTAAGGCCAAAGAATCCTGGCGCTGCTACTGTAATGTTCTGTAATTGTTGAGCCATTATGAATACCAGATAGTTTCTTCGGGGTGTTTGGCTGAGTCATAAGCAATGGCGTCCGACAATGAATTACCGGCTAAAGCAAACAACTCTGCGGCGGATGTACCACCCGTTTCTCCACGCTCTCTAGCTCCAAGTGCTGTAGCTAAGTGTGTTACGGGTATAAAAGGTACTGTTAGTCTGTCAGTATCGTTAGTAAATTCATCAGTACGTACAGCAGAGTTAAACGTCACCGTGTACGCTTTGTCTGGGGTGGGGTAAATCTCAACAGTGTCGTCTCCGTTAACGTCCACACCTTTAAAGCAATAGTATTGCGGCTTGCCTGTGGGAGCAGGGGTTACTAAGTTAGCGTTGTCCATGTACGTAGAACCACGGTACTGTATAAAGTTCTTGGAAGTTTCATCTATGACGTTAAAAACCTTCAAGCTAGTACCTGAGCCTGTCAAAGAATATGTATTGGTATCAGCAACAAGAGACAACTGTAATTCAGTACGTAACGCAGTCCAATCATAAGAGTCTTCTACAGTTCTTTTAGCATCATTAACAAGCTCCCCTATAAGCTTAGAGTAGCTGTTCTGAGCTACAGTGCTTACCTCATCCTCTCGGAGCCTACGTAGCACGCTGTTTACTATCTGTAAATATGTCATGTATTAAAACCTTCTTCCTGTTATTAAACCTTCTGCTGGCTGTGTTGGCTGTAAAAACTGCCCTAGTCTGTTATAGTTAACAAGTTGCTGTGTAGCTGGTAAAGAAGCCGTTTGTTGTTGTTGTTGTTGTGACTGTATTAGTGCTTGTTGAAAAGGTGTTATTTTTGTCTCAAGCTTTAACATATCTCCAAACAAAGTATCCGTAGTACGTGTAGCTGAAGGACTGCTAGGCATAACTACTTGTGGCAGACCAACACTAGGTAAGCCTAAGTTAGGTAAACTAATATCAGGTAAGTCTACATCAGGTAAGTCTATATCAGGTAAGTCTATATCAGGTAAGTCTGAGTCTGGTAAGTCTATATCTCCAATAATCTGTCTAACTGTTGTTTCAGCGGCTGACAGCGCGTCTCCTACCTCTTGACCTACGTCCTCAACTACGTCCCCTACCGCTTGACCTACGTCCTCAGCTACGTCCCCTACCGCTTGACCTACGTCCTCAACTACGTCTCCAACAGGGTTAAGTACTGCATCGTCAAAAGCTGATAAACCTTCTCTAGCTGCTGTGTCTGCCGTTGATAGAACATCTCCAACAGGACGCGTAAGAGGCTGTAGCACTTTATCGTCTACTGCTGACAACAAGCCTCTAGCTTCGGTATCTACGGCTGAGAGAACATCCCCTACTTCTGAAGCAACTGGTTTAATGAGGTTCTTGTTAAGTACAGATAAAACGTCTGTAACTGGTGATACTAAATCAGCTACTTGCTTACCTGCTGTTTTGAAAGCATCCTCAACAGCATCGGGAAGAATAGTTCCTCCTTCCGTTATGTATTTACCTACACCTTTTAGCAAAGCGTCTTCTATATCATCGCCTTTAGCAAGAGATTTTAGAGTCTTACTAATTCCCGCGTTCAAGTCGTCAGCGTTTATATTATTATCACTTGCCCAAGTGTTTAAGGCATCCCCAACACCAAGCTTATCTATGGCTTTTTTAACAACCGCAGGCCCATAAGCACGAGCAATAGCTTCTACAGGGTCTCCTGTAACTACCCCTGTTATTAAAGCTTTTGATGCATTATAACCAAGACCTAAGACACCTGTTCCTGCGGATGCTGCTGCTTGAGCGGCGTTTCCTGCGGCTATAGCATTACCAGTGCCCGCGACATTAACTGCATTCATTGCGTCTGTACCAGCCTGCGCTGCCGTAGCCGCGTCTACAGGTGCCTTTATTATGTTAGCCATCTCCATGCCACCCAGAGCAAGGTTAGCATAGTCTGAAGCGTGGAGAGTCTCACCAGAAGCTAATTTAATAGCAGAAAAAAGTTGCTCTGACGAACTCCCTGTGGCTATTGCTAAACCTATTCTGGCCATAGGCTTTAAAACATTATCACGAGCAGCCACCCATGTAGACTCAGAGTCTGCACTCTCGTAGTTAGTCTGACCTATTGCACGTTTAAAGAGCTGTTCTTCGTTTAACCGTGAGTCTCTGCTAGTACCGCTTAACTCTTGGTCATCAAACAAGATAACTTCTCTAGCGTAGAAACCGCTAGGGTCATCCGCAAACGTAGAAGGAACTTCATAAAGAGTGTCTTCTTTAATAAAGTATTGCTTGGATGGCTCTGCGCCGGGGGCGCTTCGTCTAGCATCGTCTGCATAAAGAAGACCAGCGGCTTGCTCAAGATACGTAGTCTTGTCTATAGTTCCCTGTGAGTATTGTCCTTCTACAAAGTTAAGCTGAGAGTTAATATCAAGATTATCATATACTTTAGAAAACTGTTCGATGTCTGTTGAATACAAATCTGTTAGAGCGTCTCGTTGGCCTTGCTTAAACTCTGCTTCTTTGGGGGTATAAATGTCCCAAAATTTAGTGTTGTCTGTAAACTCTTCGTCAGTAAAAGAATCACGAGATAAGTTAATATCCTGTAAAAGTTGTGGGCGTTGTACGTCCATTGCGTAAGCAGTTGAAGCAGCAGGGTCTAAGTTGGCAATAGTGGTGTCAGTACTGCCTAAGTCGTATCCCAGAGAGGCGTTGATGCGCGCCATTATCGCTGCTGGGTCTTCGGCTGCTAGTCGTTCGTTCATTGCTACTGTGTCTACAAAAGGACGCGCTTGTTCACCGTATAGAGAAAAGTCTAGTTCTACAGGGGCTACAGGTTCTACAGGGGCTACAGGTTCTACAGGGGCTACAGGTTCTACAGGCTGCTCAATTGCAAAAGGGTCTACTTCGTTATCAAAGCCACTAGCAAGGCTGACAACTTCTTCTTCCTGTGTGTCTTGAGGAAGCACTAAAGTTTGATAAGGCGCTGGGCTTTTTGTTCTAACATCTAATGCCATTAGTTTATTTCCTCATATCCATTATTTTACTAACTCCACGAATTCCAAAGCTAGAACTTATAGCAATAAACAACAAGTATTGATACCACTCAGGAAGCTCCTCTAGTGCTACAAACGCAGCAGCTACTCTATCTATAACAGTTATGTCGTTAGCAGCTATAGCGTAACCTACCATGAAGATAGGAACAGCTAAGACTATTGTCCAGAACTCATCTTTCCATGAATCCTTAGAAGCATCAGCCATCTTAGATTCCCAGTCAGCATCGTTTGCTATTACTGACATCTTAGCTTGATGCTTAGCTTGCTTTTCTTCTGCTTTGTTATTTAGATAGTTTTTAGCTAAATTAGCAATTGGCCCTATTAAGCTGCTTAGAATACTCATGTATTATACACCATTTAGTCTTGGTTGTCAAGAGTTTTTTTTGTTCCTTTAACTATGCTTTGTACAGTATCAGACTCATATATCCTAATGCCTAACCATATAATTGTCAAAATAGAAGCTGTCGGCGGTAACCAAGCAGCCATTGAAAGTACCGCAGTAGAAGCAGCAGCTACGTCTAACATCTCTTTTGTTTCTTCTACCATGTCAATCCCTTGCTATTTGCTGAGTGAGTAAATTATGGCGTATATCATAACAGGTATAATTGCTACTGCTACGCCAATGATAGTTATAAAGTTTTTTAACATCTTAATTGTGTGGTGTCTCTTTAAAGCAACTAAACGAGCTGCTTGTTCTCTTTCTCTTTTACACTCACTTTGAAACTGTAGCCAGTCACCATACATCTCAGCGCGACCTGCGTATACCATATAATCCTTCAGCCACTCTTCCTGCTCTTTAATCTTCTCCAGAGCCATGAAAGCATCCAAGTCACTTTTGCCCTTAGATGCTACACGTTTTGCTATAACACTTTTATTGTTGAAGTATTGCTTAGCTGCGTCTGAACAATCATATAATTCCTTGCCGTGACTGAGTGCTGTCTTGATAACCTTAAAAGCTGCGTTAGCGGCAGCAATCTCGGCTAACATTTACTCAGACGCTTTACGGATGTCAGCGGCAATACCGTCAACAAACGTAGCAGAACCTGCTCCAACGCCCTTAGCTGTGTCTGTAACCATAACTTGAGCTGAGTCAATAGTGCTGTCTACAATCATCTGTGAGCCGTCTACTGCTGCGTTAAAGGTGTTACAGCCCATAAGAGCCAATGGTAATGCTAATAATAAATATTTCATTTTTGTTTCCTTAAAGTTAAGTATTAATAGTGTTAACAGTTGGGCCGGTGGTGTTAGTCACAGCTTGTATTAACGTCCAGTTAGTTCCATCATTAGAATGCTCAACATTAAAACCAGTAGCCCAGTAGTTGAAGCTGCTGTTGGAGTATCCGTTTCTTACTAGAATACTTCCTATTGT